GTACTGCTTCAACGTATTGATGAAGTACTTAATGAAATAGGGCAGATGACATTAGAAGGATCGTTCAAGGATGAACATATTAAAGTTACTGAAAAAGACAGTACGAAATCTACTTCCACCAGTTAAGTACAAACCATCAGAATGGGCTGAGAAACACTTAGTACTACCCGATGGAAACGCAGCAGGACAAAAAATTAAACTCTATTCTTTTCAGTATGAAATGTTAAATATTATTGAGGATGATCGTTACCGGAAGGTTGTCTATAAAACAAGTGCTCAAATAGCCAAAACAACCATTTTAAACTCAGCACTTTTCTATTGGATGGCTACCGATTCCAGTAATATAGGTATTGCACAATCCTCATTGGCAGAATTGAAACAATGGAAATCAGGAAAGATTGATAAAACTATTGATACTGTACCTGTCCTTAAAGAACTCGTAACTGATAAAAATGACAAGACCAAAGCCAATAATCAAAACCAGATAGAATTACGGGATGGTAATTTTCTATATTTTATGACCCTTGGTAGTGCTAAAGCACTTCGTGGGAAGACATTGAGAAGGATTGTACTCGACGAAATCTCAGCCATAGATCAAAACTCGGATGAAGGAAATCCAGTCCGACTTGCAGAACAACGAGCAACGGATTTTGGACAGGAGGCAAAGATTCTTATTAGTAGTACTCCTACCTTCGCCGGGGATGCAATCGACGTAGAGTACCAGAACAGCGATCAACGTGAGTACTTCGTATGTTGTCCCCATTGCAAACATGAGCACACCCTTAAATGGGAAAACGTAAAATTCGAATGGCGTAAAGTAGGGCGACGTGATCTGCCAGATTCACGTACTGCGAAACTGTTCTGTCCCGAATGCGAAACGGAGATTACTGAATCGCAACGTATCAGGATGGTAGCTGGTGGGCGATGGATAGCTACCAATCCCCAGGTGACAGATACCGCCGGGTTTTTTATCAATCGGCTCTACTCACCAAACAGTTCTATCCAGGCCATCGCTAAAGAGTTTGAAATGGCCTGGTATGAGTATTCCTACCAGAGTTTCTATAACACGGTGCTTGGCCTGCATTACTCAGAGTTTCAGGATGACATTGATGATCTCCAGCTCGAAGCCCTCAGAGATGAAGCATTTGATCTAACTCACATTCCAGATTCGGTACTGGGCTTGGTCGTTGGATGCGATCAGCAGCAGGACAGGCTTGAATGCCAGGTACTTGGGTTCAATGAAACAGAGCTTTTTGTACTGGGATATCGATACTTCTATGCACCTAACTGTGAGGTAAAGGGGGCTAAGGCATACTCCGAACTCGCTGCATTCTGTAATCAGCAGTTCAGAACAGTATCGGAGCGTAATGTTCCAGTACTCAAGGTTGCCGTTGATAGTGGTAACGGTAGAGCTACCCAGACGGTACATGCGTTTTGCCAGGCACATAAGAGATTCGAGGCTATCAAGGGAAGTAGTAGTACGGTATCGCCCCTGTTTAAACGAAGCACAACAGAGGGCCGCCAGTTCTACATGCTCAATGTGCATGAAGGTAAAAGCTGGGTCAGATCGCTACTCAACAATGCACTTTCTGAAAAACAGGATGCCCCACTGATTATTCGGTTCGCTCATGATCTACCAGAGCAGTATTTCGACCAATTAACGGCAGAAAATTTAGAACGCTCTGGTAGTGGTTTTCGCTGGAAGTGCATACCAGGTCGCCGTAATGAGGCTCTCGATACGCTTGTTTACTCCCTTTGCATGATGAAGCTCGCACTAAGTAAATTGGGAGCACAACCGTTTAAAGCATTACGCAATTACAGAAGCACTAAAAAAGAAGAACTACAGCCAGTACCGCCACCTTCGCAATTAGAAATTAATAAATACTCCAGAACATCTACCACTCTTGGTAAATCATGGTTTGGAGGTAACTAAATGAAAGATAAGATTTTTATTGGTGAAGTGATATATGAATCACTTCCCGCTAATACAACAATCAAAATAGGGAACAGTACACAAACATTGTATGAGTATCAGAATGATGGCACCGAAGCTATTACTGTCAGAATTGATACTGCAAACTTTAAGGTTGGTTACTACACTATTGTACTAAATAAAAATGGGAATATTAACATAGATAGCATTACAGTAATTAATCCAATGGCACAAACAGACAGGCTTACGGAGTTGCAACTACAGCTTGATGAGATCAATAAGGTACTATCTGCACGTATTAATAATGATGCTTCGCAACTAACTATTAATAATAAAACATTAATTCACGAAGACTTAACTACTTTAATGAATCTTAAGAATAATATTACAAAACAGGTCAATGATCTGAAGAGAAAAATAAAGAAGGGCAATGTTGGGTTTTTTAAATCTACAATTCATTGCCGATAATAACAGGAGCACAAGGAATGTGGCCTTTTAATAAACGGCAGGAAGAAAATCCACTGCCAAAGCAAAAAACTTCGCAGTCGAAACGAACGTACAGTAAATCAGAATTTAAAACTGATACGCGGTCATTGACCGGACTACCAGCCAAAGTACTGGGAACATATGGTACGGGAGTCCAGAATGTGAACATCAATGCAGTATTGAGACAGTCCCTCACAGCGTTACGTGATGCATCCCGCTCACTGACACTACAGAACCCATATGCACGCCGTTATGTCTCCATGTCAGCAGGCAATGTTGCCGGTGCGGACGGGATTACAATTCGCCCGGCCCCGATTGTAGGTGATCACACTGATCAGGTACTGGCCGACCGTCTTGATAAGTTGTTCTATGAGTGGGCTTCGGATGTATCCCGTTTCTCTCTCGATGGCACGTTGTCACTTGATATGCTTCAGGCTCTTGCCGAACGTTCAAGATGTACGGACGGAGATTTTTTTCTACGTTTGCATCCAGGGCGAACTCTACAGATCAGTGTCATCGATGCTGCACGCATCCCCAGCACCAAAAACGAATTACTTAAAAATGGTGCGTACATCAGTAATGGGATTGAAAGGGATCGTAACGGTAAAGTACTGGCATACCATATTGCTGATATCAACCCGCTGAATTACACAATCAATGCCTCCAGCACTGAACGTGTACCCGCAAATGAGATCCTTCACTACTTCATCCCGGAGTTTGTGGGGCAGGAAAGAGGTTTTCCCGATTGTATTAGCGTCTTCAAAACGCTTGAGGATTTCAATTCCTACAACGAAGCCGCTGTAATTCAGAAGAAGATCGCCAGTAGTTCTATGGGCTTCGTTACCAGTAGCGACACTATGCAGGATGAGTTGCTCGACAGCGAACCAGTAGAACGTGAGCATATCGAATACTTCGAGCCGGGTACGATTAAAGAGCTTCAGCCTGGACAACAAATTCAGGTACTCAACCCTACGGCAGGTACAGACAAAATCACTGAGTTCAGTGATGCAGTGCTGACTACCATCAGCACAGGATTAGGTGTGCCTAAATCCATGCTTACTGGTGATACTCAAAACGCTTCATTCAGTGCGGCAAAGATGGCTGATCGTATTTCAAAAGAGAATTTTAAAACACGTTCAAACCTGCTTATCAGTAAAATTTTGAAACCTGTTTACCGTGAGTTCGTTAAACGCTTAATGGTATCAGAACTTAACAATCTATCATTCTTAGATTTCGAAAATATTGCAAATGTAAGTTTTAATCTGCCTAAACAAGTATCTCTTGATCCTGTTAAAGATGCTCAATACGAGCAAATATTACTAAATATGGGTGTTAAAAGTCGCTCTCAAATTATTAGAGATTTGGGTATGGAACCACAGCATGTATTTGATGAGCTGGAGATGGAAATAAATATAAAAACAAATAATGAACAGGGAAGTTCAAAAGATGAAAATTCAAAAGAACCAGAAGCGGGAGATGACACTATCGATTGATAATAGTCTCTCTGATGACGAAAATCGTACTGTACTTTTAGCATTCAGTTCAGAAACCCCGGTGACTCGTAATATCGCAGGGCAGGAATTTAATGAAATCCTTCTGCATGGTACAGAAAACGTTTCTCTCGAACGTCTAAACTCCGGGGCGGCTCTACTATTCAACCATAATATGGATGACCATATTGGGATTGTTGAAAGTGCGACCATCGATAATGATCATGTGGCTCGTGCATTCGTTCGGTTTAGTTCGGTAGGTTTAGGTGCTGAAAAATTTGCAATGGTACAGGAACGTACTTTACAAAAAGTATCAGTAGGGTATTCAATTCTTGATTATGAAATCAGGGGTGAGGATCTTTTAGTTACTCGCTGGGAACCGTACGAAATCAGCATGGTTACTGTACCAGCAGATAATGAAGTCGGTATTGGGCGGTCTCTTGAAACTGATGAAGTACTGAGTACCGAATCAGATGAAGCACAAACAGAGCTTGATGAAAAGACAGATTTAAATCAAGAGCGAATTGCAGAGCCTGAAGCCGCCTTAGAACAACAAGAAACAATAAATAATACAGAATCCGAACCAGAACAGGAAGTTCAGGATGAGGATGAAAATGAACGCCGCATTGATGAGATTAATGCAATTTCACGAGCGTTCACTATAGCCGATTCAATTCGTGATGAGGCAATTAAATCTGGTTTATCCATTGATGGGTTTAAACGCCAGATCATGAACAAAAATATTACTGTCAAGGATGACGAAAACATGGAAAATAATTTCTCTCTAAATACGCTAATGCGTAATATGCTCGACGGCCAGAATGCAGAGGCTGAATTTGGTAAAAATGGTGTGCTGGTCAAAAACGGAGATTTCATTCGTGCTGGTGTCACTACTACAACTGCAAAAGATGTAATCCATACTGACGTACTTTATGGATCATTTATTGATGTACTGCGTGCTCAGTCAGTACTCAAAAACTTCCCAGTACAGATGTATACCGGGCTTACCTCTGAAATTGCACTACCAAAACTATCCGGTGATTTCACTCAAAGTTTCGGTCCGATTGCAGAAAACGGTGTTTCTCCAGAAGTTGATGCAAACTTCGAATCTGTAGTACTTAAACCAGTAACCTATACCGGTTCTGTACCACTATCACGTAGTGTTGTTAAGACGTGTCCGCAGATTGAGCAGATCGTTTCTCAGGCTATCGTAACTGGTTTTGCTACCCGTCTCGAAACCATCATCATGAAGGCGATTGTCGATGCGGCTGTAGCAGCAGGCAATGTCAAAACCATTGATGCATATGATTACGGTACTATCGTAGAAGCTCAGGGTGAGCTTGGTGATGAAGGTGTTCTGTTCAGCAATATTAGTGCGGTAATGGCCCCATCCACAAAGGCAAAATTACGCAGTACTCTACGTGGTGCAAACACTGCTGCTGTATATCTGTTCGATGATGGCGATCTATGTGGCGTACCTGCTTATGACTCAAAGGTACTGGCTGGTGCGGGTGATTTCGTTATCCTCGGTGATTTCTCTAAAGTAGCGATTGGTCAGTGGGGCGATGCTATTGAACTCGATATGGACGATACCACTAACCGTAATCGTGGATCTGTAATCGCACGTGTGTGGGCTGATATTGCATTCGCACTTACTAATCCAGAAGCATTCCGCTTAATTAAAATTGGTGCATAATTATGAGAGCATTCACATATTCACAATCGAATATGTTTCTGAATGCTTTCGGTGAGCCAGTAAAAAGTAATATGGGGGTAACTTTTAATGCAATATTAGAGGTTGTCCCCATTTCTGTTAATGCTGGTAGTTCCTTTATCGAAGGCACGGAAACATTTTGTACGGCAAAAAAAGATGACGTAAAAGGTATAGTTATCGGATCTGTTTTAAGTATCAAAAGTATGGAGTATGAAGTATATAACATTGTTGATGATCTTTCTGGTTTAGTGGATGTCTATTACCGTTCAGTTGATAGTCAACACTTTGCGGAGGGTTATTAATGAGCCTTGTAACTAAAGTACGGCAAGCCATGAAAGTACTCGTTGGTGCAACGAAAAATCTAAAAGTATCGCGTGATGCAGATGTGTTTACGGAAATTGCATTTAATTTCTCATTTGAAAGAGCTAATTTCAATAGTAATCGCCAGATGGGTAATTTTACTATCCAGTACCTCGTGAGTCCAAAACCTGAAAGTACTAATACTGCCCCCAGTGTAACATATGACCAAATCATTGAAGCCTTCGATAGTACAAGGCCAAATGTATTCAAGGAAGCGGGGCTGATTATGTTCTCATGTTCCTATGAACAGGGCGATATCATTACTGATCCAGTAACGGGGACTGTTTCGCTCGCATTTACCATAAATATTATCGTAACCGAAAAACGATAGGGATAATTTATGGCAGATATTTTTTCAGGGAACGGCCTCAGAATTTTTTACAATACAGACACAGGTAACAGAACACCACAATCTGTCAATAATACTGAAATTAATGAGATTGCAGCATTCCCAATATTACAAATAGAATCACAAATAAAAAAATTCGAAACTTATGATAGTGATTATGAAACAAAACTACTCGCAGAACAGGACACAGCACCAATCAGTATTGTTGTAAATTACACGGGTGATGAATCACAGCAGTTTCTCGATGAAAGGGCAAGCGATCAAGGTGAGTTCCAGCTGATCATTAACTACCGCCAGAGTGAAGGCACGCTGGACAGTGCGATACTTAATGGTTCGATCAGTAGTGCGGCACGTAGTGGCAATCAGGATGCAGTAGTTACCAAAACCTATACCTTCCAGACCACTGAGGTAGTGAGCAGGCCAGTAACGACAAACTCACTAC